GGGCAGACTAGCACTTCTGATCAAGTAGAACAAAAGATTTCAAATTTAGTGAATCAGATATCGTCTTCTACTAAGTATGGGTATGCAAGTGTGGATCCCTTTACTGCCTCTTTTGTACAGAAGTTTATGGATCAATATAAGACAGATTCAAAAAATAATGCGGCTGAATGGGATAAAATAAAAAAGGCGGTTTTTGATTCCCCTTTTAGTAAGGTTATGGAGGTAAAGGTTATAAATGCCAGCCCTATTAAGGTAACAGATGAGGGATTAAGTAGCCTAGCTACTTCCGCGGCTATGCTAGATTATAAAGTGGAGTTGCAGAACTCTATGAATATTTTTTCCCAAGAGATTAAAAATATAGTAGCTGCTGTTAACTCGAATGGTAAGGCACTTAGTGGTAACCAAGCCATATCGCAGGACTTGCTGAAATACTTAAAAACTTTAGACCCGAAACTTCAGAAGGGGGCCCAAGATGTAATAACTGGGAAAACTTCGGGGTGGGAATTCCTTAATCCTAAAAATAAAGAGGGTAAGACTGATAGTACTGATGACATTTCTTTTTCTCCTAAGCCCGATATTCAAAGTATGTCTGCCCGTATACAATATAAGGGGTTCCCTAAGGGCATAGAAAATATGCAGCAAATGCAGGAGTACTCAGCTAAGAAGCAGAGAGCCCTTAATGCCGTAATGTCCAGAAAGTGGAAAATGGGAACAGATAGCTGGGTAGGAGCGGAAGGTTTTAAGATAAACCCTAGAAAAGGGCTTGCTGTAGATGGTTTTATAGACGAAGACACCGCAAAAAAGGCTTTCACCAAGGTGCTTTTAGAGTCTATAGAGAAACTTCCTATAGATTCCAGTTTCTTAATAGATCCCGACTTCTACCTAGATCAACTAAGTTCTAATTACCGCTTTATAAAAGGGGCTATGACTACAAAGGATAGTAAACACGGAGAGGTGTACAACGTAGGCGGATTTAAAGAAAGAAGTACAGGATCTACTTATATGTCTTATGGAGCGGAGAACTTTATACGTACTCTTATTCATGAATCTAATCACTCTTCAATGCTGGGCAATAGATTTACAGTCCCTGAATCTCTAGGAAACTACAATAATGTAAAGAATTGGGATAAGTACTTTAAAGTTTCTCACGAGGATCTAAAGACACTAGCAACTGTAGTGCCTGAAAAAATACATACCACAGTACATAAACTAGACGGTACTATAGAGGAGTATACTAGGGTGGTTAAAAATGTAGGGGAGAAAGAAGTAGTTAATACTGCAGCCATATACCCGCAGAGAAATGTGGTAGAGGAACTCCTGGTAAGGACTATGTCAACGCTAGCACTATTACCAGATCATTTTGAAGCAAAAGATGTAATAGCAGAAAATGTCTGGGCCTCTTTTACCCCAGAATTTCAGAAGTTTATAACAACAGCGACTCAACCGTGGGCAAGAAGCTTTGAGGATTTAGAAGAGGCCGTCACAAAAAATAGCGGTGTTCTAATGGACATCCAGAATAACCCTATTGCGGGGGGTAGTGCCAAAGATATTGATAGATATCAAGATTTAATGAATCAGAAAAGAGCCAGTGATTGGTTAGATAAAAACCACGGAGAGAAGGGCTCTTTTAAGAGAAGAATGATGGGGGATACAAGATATCAGCTAAATTCTAAGTACCCGCTATCTGCAAAAGTGTATATGGCAGGAGAGTCCTTACTAGCAGCTATAAAAAAACTTCTAGACTTTGTTAGTAGACGAGCTGGTCCTATAGCGGTTGGGGGCACCATATTATATGAGGGCTATAATAATGTACAAGATGTAAAAGGTACACAGGAATGGATCGACTCACAAAAAGAGTGGAATGAGTATCAAAATTGGATGAAGCAAACCGGCTCCTCCAAACTCTCTATAGAAGACCCTAATTTTCCTCTAGGAAATTTTGGACCCACTTCTTCAGAGCTACAGGAGGGTAATATTCTAGAAACATTCTGGAATATAGGAGTTAGATGGGGAGAAAAAATAAGTGAAGCTCTAGGCCTTACTGACCCTACAGGAGCTATAGAGCAACTTAAAGTACCTCAGAAATTTAATTTTACTAACCCTTACTCAGTGGATGCTAATAGTGATATTGGACAGGTATTATCTAAGATAGTATTGAACGACTTGCCTTACGAAACAAAAACTGCAGTAGCTGCTGCAACTATTAATGCCGCAACTGGAAAGGATGATTCAACAAAAGTACAAGTAGTTAACCCTGAGGACATGAAACCTAAGGTAGTAGCTGTTAATACAGGAGGACAACCCCTCCTTACTGAGAATAATAAGGGAACACTAACTGCAAAAGAAGTAGGAACCCAGCTAGAGGATTCTTTATCAAATGGATTTAGCGCTCTTATGTTTAATGATAATATGAATGCTAAAGCCATTATAGGTAACTCCCTTAGCCAGGTAGGGCAGACTGTAATGGCTGATGCATTTAAAAGTCTCCTTCCTTGGGCAAATGGAGGGGTAGTAAAAGGAGGTTTTAGAGCGTTCGCGAACGGTGGTACAGTAAATAAACCTACGCTAGGCTTAGTAGGCGAAGGCAAGTATAACGAAGCTGTAGTACCTTTACCTGATGGTAAATCTATACCTGTAATAGGCAATGCTGGAGGAGCTACTGAGAATAACGTTACAGTTAATGTTACTATAGATTCTGATGGTAACGCTAATTCAGATACTAATTCAGGGATGGATGGAGATAGAGCTAAGCAGCTGGGCTATATGGTTTCTCAAGCCGTTCAAGCAGAATTAGTAGAACAAAAACGACCTGGAGGGCTATTAAGTAGTTATTAAGTATGGCAAATTTTAATACAGAAGTAAATATTAACCCAGATAGAGGGCTTAAGACGGAACAAAAACCTAGAATTTTGAAGGCTAATTATGGGGATGGGTATGAGCAAAGGGTTGCCGCAGGTATAAATAATCTACCTGAAACATGGAATTTGACCTGGAAGAATCGTAGTGCTGCCGAGTCTAATAAAATAGTCAAGTTTCTAGAAACTCAGGGAGGGGTAACCGCCTTCGATTGGTATCCTCCTAGCTACGATATCTCTAGTACTACTACTAGTGCTTCAACCAAGAAATTGATTGATACTTCTCAGTATTTTACAGATAGGTACTTAAATACTACTGTAACAGATTCTGCAGCAGGTACTGCGATTGTAACCGCTGTAGATAGCGCTACTCAGTTATCGCTGTCTGCAGATATTCTATCTAGTGGGGAAACTTACACTATTTATCCCTATAAGAAGTATACTTGTGATAAGTGGTCTGTACAAGAAAATTTATTGGGTGTAAGAACTATAACAGCAACATTTATAAAGGTATTTGAGCCATGAGTGATAAAATTACAGCAGATATTCATGGTTTTGAGCCGGGGGCAGTTATTGAGTTATTTGAACTTGATTTAACAACGGGAACTGCTCCAGACTCAGAACCAGTACTTAGGTGGCATTCTGGTATTAATGAAAATATGCAAGAAATTGTATGGCAAGGCAATAAGTATGCTGCTATGCCTATTGAAGCGGAGGGGTTCGAATTTTCAGGTAAGGGTACCATTCCTAGACCTACCCTTACTGTAGCTAATATTAGTTCTATCATTTCTGGAGTAATTAATAGTTATGATGATTTAATAGGCACTAAGGTTACTAGAAAGAAAACTTTTGCAAAGTATTTAGACTCATACTGCTACACTAACGGATATCCTGTAGCAGGAGTATGTACTGGAGAATCAGGATCTGACCCTAGTTTAAGTAAATCAGACTGCTTAGATGCCAATAAAAATGGCTCTGCAGGTACTTGGACTGTATATACTCAAACTACCTGTGAAGCTGCAGCTGGCCCGGGTATTTGGTATGCGTCAGCTTTGGCCGATGATACCGCTCATTTTGCAGATGAAGTTTGGTACGTGGATAGAAAAGCAGTAGAAACTAGGACACATATTCAATTTGAATTAACCGCAGCACATGATATTCATGGAGTAAAACTTCCTTCTAGAACAGTAGTTGCTAATTCTTGTCCTTGGTTGTACAAAGGTACTGAATGTGGGTATTCTGGGTCTAATTACTGGGATATTAATAATAATCCTACTACTTCTGCTAATGATGTGTGTGCTAAAACTTTTACGGCTTGTGAGCTAAGATTCCCTGAATCTGGAGAGAGCCCTTTCGGAGGTTTCCCAGGAGCGGGAATTAATATGTGATGAATAATAAAACTTTAGAAGATTTTAGAAAACATACTAAGTCTGAGTACCCCAAAGAAGCCTGTGGTTTTATAGTTGGGCTAGGTAAGAAAGAAAAGTACTTTCCTGCTAATAATATTGCCGAAAATCCCGAGGAGACTTTTATAATAGATCCTTTAAGTTATGCTAGAGCAGAGGACTTAGGCGATATTATTGCTATATGCCACTCTCATCCAAATGAAGGGTGTGAGCCTTCTGAAGCAGATAGAGTTACTTGTGAGACAACAAAAAAGCCTTGGCATATTTTAAGCTGGCCAGGTAATATGCTGTATAGTTGGGAGCCTGAAGGATATGAAGCTCCTATTCTTGGCAGACCTTTTAGTTA